TCGACAACCATTCGCAGTTTGTCAGAGAAGCTGGTGGGCAAGGCTGACTTTTCCAGCTCGGCCTGCATCTCCGGGGTGAGCTCCCGCTCCCAGGTCACTTTCCACGAGATAAAGACGCAGACCATGAACAGCACCGCGAAGATGACGCCGTTAATCAGGTAGGCATTGGCGCTCTGCTCGCCAAAATAGCCGATCAGCAGCCCGGGGATAAAGGTTGCCAGGAAGGTGCCGGAGGCCGACAAAAACATGCGGCAGGTGGAGAGTTTGGTGCGGCCGTTAAACTCTTTGGTCATCTTTGACGGCAGCGTTTCCCACGGGATCAGCACCATGGCGGCAATGATTTCAAACGCCAGATAGACCGCGAGGTAGAAACCGTAACTCATGCCGTCGAGCCACAGCAAGGCGTAGACCAGCATCAGCGGCGCACCAATCAGCAGGAAAAAGCGCCGACGGCCAAATTTCTTACCAAAATAGTTCTTATAGAAGTGGTCGGTCAGGCTGCCCATAAACAGGCTGACTACCGCATCGACAATACGGGCGATGGCAACGATCGAGGCCGCTTCCATTGGGGACAAGCCCACAAAGGTGGTGTAGAAAAATAGCAGCCAGGCGCCGATGACGGTAAAAGCGCCGCCGCCCATAATATCGGTTAATCCGTATCCAATACTCACCGGTATGGTGATGTTTTTCTTTGCACGAGACATACAGTTTCCTTACCTGAAAATAATCCAGTTAATTCCCGATGCTTCCCTGAAATGGTTGGTAATAGCGTTGTGTTTTGCGAGGGATAAAAAAAGACTCCCCTGCGTTAACAGGAGAGTCATCAGGGTCAGGAGATAGCGCGATGTTTATTGTTGATGCCCAGCGCGACAGATTTGTCTTCTGCGGCATCCTCCAGGATGCTCAGATCGCGGTCGCGCACTTCCGGCATCAGCAGGGCTGAGATCAGGCCGATGAAGGAATAGAGCATTACCATCACCACAATTGGCCACCAGGAGCCGGTCATATTGCAGAAGATCCCCGCCAGTACCGGTCCAAAACCAACCGCCACCAGGCCGCCCGCCTCTTTCGATATCGCCATTCGGGTGAAGCGATTTCGTGAACCGAACATCTCAGCCATGGTGATATTTTCCAGGGCAAAGAGTCCCAGTACCGCGAAGTTATGGATCACGATAATCGACAGCATAATCACGCCAGGCGTATAGGATTTATCGACAATAATCGACAGCATCGGGTAGGCCAGAATAATGGCGGAAATACTCAGCAGAATATAAGGCAGACGACGGCCATATTTATCGGACAACCAGCCCAGCAGCGGGATAGTAATAAAGCCGAGGATCGAGCTGATCATTAAGGCGTCGGTCGGGATAGCTTTATCAAACAGCAGCGTCTGTACCAGATAACCGGCAAGGAACGTCTGGATCAGACCGGAGTTACCTGCCTGGCCGAAACGCAGGCCGGTTGCCAGCCAGAACGATTTGCTCTTCATCATTGCACCCAGGGTACTTTCCTGCACAGCCGCCTGTACCGGGGCTTCTTCGGCATTAACCTGCTCGAAGACCGGGCTCTCTTTCAGGTTCATACGCAGCCAGATGGCAAAGATCATCACCACTACGCTGGCGAGGAACGGCACGCGCCATCCCCAGGCCAGCAGTTCTTCGCGGTCGAGGGCAAAGAACATCACCGCCCAGATCGCCGTGGCGCTCAGGGTGCCGCAGTTAGTACCCATCGCCACCAGCGAGGAGATAATGCCGCGTTTTCCTTTTGGCGCATATTCCGCCAGCATAGTGCCCGCGCCGGAGATTTCCGCCCCTGCGCCCAGGCCCTGAATAACACGCAGCGTCACCAGCAGCACCGGCGCGAAGATACCAATCTGCGCATAGGTCGGCAGCACGCCAATCAGGGTGGTACAGATCCCCATCATGGTGATGGTGATAAACAGCACCTTTTTGCGCCCCACGCGGTCGCCCATTTTGCCGAAGATAAAGGCCCCGACGATACGGGCGATATAGCCCGCGCCGTAGGTCCCCATCGCCAAAATCAGCGCCATCGCCGCCGATTGTTCCGGGAAGAAGATCTCGTGAAAGACTAACGCTGCGCCCAGCGAATAAAGCTGGAAGTCCATAATTTAAAGCGCTGTTACTGATCTTTGTGGGATTGTCCTTAATTCCTGAGTACTTAACAGTTACTTGCCGCTCGTGAAATGCATCCATCTGTTCTTTTGCATATCACCTGCGGCACTTTTATGCCCCATCCATGCCCCATTCGCCCACCACTCTCCTCCTGTCTGAAGCCCGGTTAATGGAAGAAGGCCCATCGATTATATCCGTTCTGCTATCCAATACGTTTCGTGAGAGGAGCTCTTCATCTCAAATAGAGTCGGCGCCAACGCAAATAATCGTTACCGTAAAAAGTTAAAGCGTTGAGCAGTATTTGTGGACAAGCACATAAATCTAGGGCAGTTTCAATTGTGTGGCTAAACTATTTGGGAGTAGCTTTTATGGCCAAAATTCTGGGCGGCGATGGATAAAACCTAACCGTCAGTAAAACAAAGTGCGCTTCGTCTTCGCTATTCATCTAAATTATCAAAGCAGATTAAACCCGCCCCCAGATTCACATTATTATTTTTTTGAACATCAACATCTTCATTTATTTTATCAGACGCCCCTCCTTCATCCTCCCATTCGTTAATGGAGTGCTGCGATTCTTCTTTTATTGATCCGACATCAATGATTGGAGTTTTTAAATAAGTTAGCATAGCCCCCTCCAGCACCATACGTTTAAAGGTTATTATTAGTATAGGACATTCACTACCTCAACACCGACTATTCTAAAATCCATATATCGTGATATATAAAACAACCTCTGAAAGATTAAAATAATCTAAGGCATGTTACCCCGCCCGAATTTTTCATTTTCCTACGGTTTCTTACTATACTTAAAAAAATTATTTCAAGCACTGGAGTGTACCATGTTCAATAAATCACCCGATACGTCTGAGAATGAATTTAAAGAAACACTAAAAAAATATGCCTCTAAAACCGATGATGCGTTTCGTAGTGGAGCTAACAACATGAAGGATAAAGTTGAATCATACCCTGCGACAAGCATTCTCTTAGCTGTCGGCATAGGCTTCGCTTTAGGCTTTATATCAGGAAGAAGATGAATATACCCGCAGGAAAAATACAATAAATAAATCAAATCAAAGCATTATTTAAATTAAGAAAAAAGTAGCTGGTTTCGGATTAAGCTATGAAGCCTCTGAGGGCAGTAGTCAGCAACGAAGACTGCTTGTCTATCCCACCTGTTTAGGTCAACGCCTTCTCCGTGGCATTGGAAAGATCGAATGTATTGTTAGCCGGGTTGCACACACGGAACATACCGTACCGTGTGACGCGTTAATTTTCAAATATACCCATGCGCAGAACTTTGCGTAGCCCCCCTGAAAATCAAATGCACACTTTACGTAACTTCACCATCTCGGCGCCTATGGATGACCTGCAGAGGACTAACCTTAATGTATACAAAAAAACTGGAGGATCAGATGTACAACTCAATTTTGGTTCCCATTGACATTTCAGAGGATGACCTGACGCACATGGTTATTCCGTATGTTCAGGCGCATGCAGTGCTTAACACTTCTAAAGTCCATTTCCTTACTGTTATTCCTTCACTTCCTTATTATTCAGCCTTAGGACTGGCGTATGCAGCCGAAATGACTAAGTTGGAAGAATTCCAGCGTACTGCCTTATCAAAGCTGGATGAAATTGTTAAGCAATTCCATATTCCTGCCGACAAAATTCAAACCTACGCGGTACCGGGTTCACCTAGGGATCAAATACTTAAGCTTGCAGAAATGATAAATTCTGACTTAATTATCATTGCATCCCATAAACCCGGCATCTCAACATATTTGTTAGGTTCGAATGCTGGTGCAGTTGTAAGGCATGCGAAATGTCCAGTTTTGGTCGTTAGATAGTGTTTTTCCGCCCACGATTAGTGAGATTTCAGGAAGGGCCGGTATAACAAAAACCCGCTGAACGGCGGGTTTCTTTTTTGTTCTGTTGCTAAGCGACCTGCCCCATATTGCGAAGGATCCAGTATCGGTTCTCGCTATCGTCAGGGTCTTATCCACGAAACCAGTTTGGTAGAGCTTTATTCTCTCGTTGGCGTCGGCCAGCATGAAATTCCAATGGACCTTTGCCAGTTTGCTAATGAAGTCACAATGTTAAAGTAATGACTTATGCTGCCGATATGTTAACTACCTGCGTCATAAGCGCGGGATTGATAACAAAACTAAGGGATTTGTGCCCGTTCCCGTACGGGCTATTTTTTCTCTCTTCAGAGGGATCGAGAATGCGGTTGATGATAATTACTGCTGAACATCCGGTTGTTCGTCCTGTGCTGCTTCAGCCATAGCAGCCGCGGCCTCCAGCTGGCGCTGATTCCAGATGCTGTCCACCGGCATCTCCACGCGGATGGAGATGTACTGATCGGCAGGAATATCGATCGGGTCGCCTTCGTTAAAACCTTCCCGTTCGTTGCGGGCGAACTCCGGCGCGCCCGGGTGAGTACGATGATAGGTTTTCACCAGCACAGACCCGTCCGGGTTGACCTTATAATCCAGCCAAATCAGGGGCTGGCGGTTGCGGTCTTTCGGGATGTCAAACCCGCCATCGATACCACCCCACTCGGCATCGGCGTTCAGGCCCATGCAGCCGCTCACCAGGTACTCACCAACACCCATACGTGTGACGACACACCCCTCGGATTCTGAGTTTGTCAGGTGCGATCCATCATGGAAGATCTGGATGATAGGCGACGCCCCTTTGAGCGTACCGTCGGCTGCTCTGGTTGTGTTTGCCGTTGTATAGACTTCGCATAGTTTGCCGTTGACATTGCCGTCTGTGGACAGGATGCGAAGATACATTTTCGGTTCAGCTAGGATGGTTGGCAGGATAATCTGATATACGGTGTTCCCGTCAAAAGGAGTCAGAAGCACAGAGCAGTTATCATCAATACCGCCCAGCTTCATTTTTGAAATGTAGAATCCAGATCCGAGGCGCTGCTCCTGGTTGATGGTAGCCAGAGACGTTGACCCCAAACCAAACGAGCCCACAGAAGTAATACGCCCAGAGGTCTGATCGTTAAGGCTGGTCTGAAGAGTGATGCCGATATTGCTTCGTGCCTGCGCTGGAGTGCTGGTACCAGTCCCGCCATTTGTAACAGACAGAACAGGCGTGAGCGTCTTGATTTCTGTGAGTGAGTCTATCCGCATTGCCATTTTTAATTCCTTATGCCCAGACGCGAACTGGTGTTTTGGGGTTTACGCTGAATTTTTCCAGAGGTGATAGATCAAGCTCGTCATTCATCACACGGAGGTTGACGTGATAACCGGGCAACGTCTCATATTTGATGATTCCGTATTCCTTCCCCGGGTTTTCTATTTCAGTGGTGAAGGTAATCACACCAACGGCATCCAAGCTGATAGCAGAGTGATATAAGCAGCCCTGCTCCTCATCGACCGCAAAGCCCAACTCGATTAATTGCGTGCACATTTCGGCGGCATCCGCGAAGCGCAGATATAAATCTTTCATCAGCGGAGTCCTTTTATTTGATTGGGCGTCAACAGGCGATGCCAAATACGGAAATTGCAGATGTGGTAAATAACGTAGGAGTTACTTTGAATCCTTAGTGATGTAGCAGCTCCCGTCGCCATGGTTGGACCCTGCGTTTTAGCGTTACTGCTTCCGTTAAAATATGCAGTAATAGTGTCTGTCATATCTTGTGATAGAGCGAAAATCTTCTGGCTGAATGGATAAGCAACCGAATTTCCGGCACCACCGGATCCACGGTACGAATACATCATCGAAGCGGTTAAGCGAGCGATGATATCGTTCCTTGCACCAGGGCATGTGACAATATCTGCATAACCTACTGTCGGTTGTACGTATCTGTTAACTGAAAGTTCAAATGCAACTACCCGGTTGATTAAGTCCCCGGAAAGCCTGTAACCAACGTTACCGGATGCCTGAAGGTCAAGGGTATCAGCGGTTCTCGTAGTGGCTGCTGAACCGGTTGGAATATAGCTGGTTGCGATTGGATTCTTTTCACATTGAATTGTCTGGTAATAAACGACAGACCCTACAGCCAGGTTTCCGGATGTACTGCTAAACCAGAAGCTCCCTGAAACATTACCAGCAGCTGTTGCAGTAAAAGTGACACTGATATAACTGTACCCATCCCCGCCGGGTGTTGTCGTATAAGTAACCCCTCCAGATGAAGTCAGGGCCGCCCCGGTTATACCGTCGAAGTAAGCTTCAGCAACTTGAGTACCGTCAAGGACAAATCTAAGACGAAGCCTACCTAAGGAAGACTTAGCCCTGGCGGATAAAGTCACTGCATCACCAATTGCAACCGAGATATTTGAACTTGCGTGTAGCTGAGCAGAACCTGTTGCCGTGTTGATTGTCCCCTGGCATGTCACGGCTTGCGTTGAACCATCCGTGATGGTTAATTTATCAATTGTCCCGTTGTTACTCCATTTAGTCGGATCGTTGCTGTTTAAAATATAATTAACAGAAGCCCCCTCCATCAATAAACCCTCCCGCTCAAAGCGTGGTTCATTAATAGCGGCGGTCTGGAGAACACCTGATTTATCAATATACGTTGCCGTTGTTGAGCGGGTAAATGTTGCCGACTTCGTTGGCAACTCAACAGCCTGGCCGAAAAGAGTCAGCGTGTCATATGGCGCAAAGCCCGCCAGCAGGCGCAAATCATCACTTAGTGGCACCCACACGTCAGGGAATGGGGCGTCCTCATAAGGAACTGACGTCAGCAGTTGCGCGGCGGCCAGCGATGCTGCAGCACTGCTGGCGCTGACCGCTGCGTTGATTTCTGACGTTTTGGCATTTGTCTCAGACGTTTTCGCGTTGGTTTCTGAGGTCTTGGCGGCATTCTTCGATGCGAGTGCGTTACCCTCAGACGTTGCCGCGTTCGTGGCGCTGGTTGCTGCGGCGTTTTTAGAAGCTAGGGCGTTTGTTTCACTGGTTTTGGCGGCGGCGGCGCTGGTCCCTGCCGCGTTCGCAGCGGTGATCAGCTTCGACCAGCTTGGCCCCGTTTTTTTCGAACCGTCTGCAAGGGTTACGGTGACGTCACCGGTGCCCGATAAAATCAGGTCCTGGTTGACGATATCAATTTGCGCCTGGCGAAAACCTTCCGTGACAGATTTAGCTAAATCGTCATCAATCGTGGCCATTCGTAATGTCCTTAAAATGAAAAACCCAGCCGGAGCTGGGTTATGATGGTGTGCTAAATTTCAGGAGAACAAACTGAGGCAGCGCAAAAACATTGACATCGAATCCTTATTTTCAATCCGATAAAAAAGCCTGCACTCATATAATTAAAATTAACTGCCTGAATAACTGGAAAAGTTTGGGGAGTTTCTTTTGGTGATTAGCGCCATTGATGGCTGCATATTCATAAAAGCATTGCCCGTAGTAATTCCTCTAAGGCCTACACGTATAGTTACAGGCCCTGAATTTGCAGGAATATCCAGGCTACCTGTAACAGGTGCATAACTATTTACCTGACGATTAGTGTTATTGGGGTCGGTATACGATAATTTTAAACCAAGAGTCACTACTGTAATATCCCTCCCATTTATATTTATGTAAGCGTTCAGGTCGGCATTATAAGTATCACTTTCATTCCAGACCACAAATGTCGGGACAGCGATTGTGACGTCATATGGAACACCTCCCGCCCAGGTAACCTGTCGATAAAAATCTTTTTGCTGGCCTGGATCCCCCCGGAACCTGCCACCAGGAAATGAGAACATATTAACGACATCGCCAACGATTTTGTTCGCATAAACTGTGCCTTTGAAGTCTCCATCCGTAGCATAAATAGTGCCTCTGAACTCTCCGTTGGTAGCATAGATAGTCCCGCGAACGGTCACACCGTTAAACGTGGCATACCCGGATTTATTGATATGCCAGCCGACATTGCCGGTGCCGTCCCAGTTGCTGGACTGGATATAATTCCCGATTTTGCCGTTGTCGATGGAACCGTCCTGGATGAACACCGAGCGCAAAAACATCTGCCCGCCGGTCGCCGCAAACACCAGTTCCTGCCCGTTCGTCGTCGGGTTATAAACCGCGAAGGTATCGGCAGAAATCAGGAAGTTTGAGGCCCCTGTACCGTCAATGCCCAGCTGGATACCCGCGATGCGTTTAACACCGTTCGCCTCCACCTGGACTTTTACGCCCCACTGCGCGCTCAGCTTACCGTTGATATCAGCAACCGCCTCGCTGGTTGTCTGCACTGCTGCGTTGGTATCGCCAATTTCAGCCTTTACCTCCTGAATGCTGCTAGCCGTGGCGCTCTTCAGGTCTGCTGCAGCTTTGTCGATGCGCGTAATGGCGGCGGCGTTGGTCTGGCCGTTTTGCTCAACCGTGGACTTAAGCGTCGTGACCTGTTCGGCTACAGCGCTTGTGGCATCCGCGGCGGTCTTCCGGGTCTCGGTGATCTCGGCCATCGTTTTCGTTTCGCCAACGGCGAACGTGACGCGCTGATCAGAGAAAGCCATGAAGTTGGCGAGAGCATTGGTGACATTGCCGACGATACCGGCGTCGCGGCTGGCCGTGTTACCGTCCACATCCACTTTCAGGCTGTCGATACGACGCCCCAGCGCACTGTCTGCATCCGTACGGGCCGTGGTTTCCGTGCTGATGTCAGCCGTGTTCTGGTCGGTAGTAGCCTTGACCGCAGCCAGCGCGGTAGTCTGCGCTTTGTTGTTATCAGCGACGGCTTTATCGATGCGCGTGATATCGCCGGTATTTTTCCCGACGGTGGTCTGCAGGCCTGATAACGTAGTGGCCTGCGCCTCCTGCTCAGTTGTCAGCGTTGCCAGCTCCTGCGTCACGCTGGCTTTGTTGGCATTAACAGTCGCTTCCAGCGCCGTCCGGGCTGTCACCTCCGCTTCCTGCGCCGTGATGCGCGCCTGGCGTTCGGTGTAGAGCAAGCCCGAGGCCAGCTTCGACGGGTCATCACCGGTATAACCTCCCCGGATCTGCGTCGCCAGCGTCTCGCGCGCTGTGGACTCGGCCTGGTCGCCAGCAACACGGGCTGTCGTTTCCTGCTGCAGCGCCGCCATACCTGCACCGGGAGTAGGCCGTCCGAGCGCCACCCAGTCAATCAGGTAGTAGTTCGTCGCGTCCTGCTTGGTAGACAGATCCAGCCTGAACTGATTCATCGTGGCTTCTGTCAGCCAGGGGATATTGTCGAACTCCAGCGTGGCGATCCCGTTCGCGTCGTATGCAGGCTCGGCCACAGTTAGCATGTTGGTGTCGTTGAAGCCACCGGTACCCCGCCACCGCAGCTGCCCCGCCCAGCCCGGCGCCCCGAACTTCCTGATGCGCATTTTAACGAAGCGATAGGACGACGAGTTAACACCCAGTGAGCCGGGAGACGCCACCCACGGATCGGTAGCATGGTTCGCCGGGCGTATCCAGCCGTCAACAAAGGTCGGGGTCCCGTTCCCGGTCCAGCCCTCCACTGTCGAATCGAAATACCAGATTTTGAGTGGATCAAACTGTGCGCCAGTACCCGCAGAAATCTGCGCCATCATCTGCGCCAGTGATTCGGTGGTGGTCTGGATCGTCTGATTGACGTTACTGATATCCGCGACGCGCTCGTTCTTCTCGATCAGCAGCGCCTGCCCCCGCGCCGTTGCCTCGTCGGTGATGGCTTTCTTACGGTCCGTGACTTCCTTCGCCAGGCCCGTTTTAGTGGCCGCAGACTCCGTCGTCACCGTGCTGATGTCGTCACGCGCCGACTGGATATCGTCACCCAGATCCGTAATGTCTGAAACAAGGTTTTTATAAGCGTCTGTCTGCTTAATCTGGTTATCGATATCAACCAGGTAATCAGCGGCGGTTGAGCTGCTGCTGCCCTGAATGAAGTCAGTCCAGGCCGACTTGTTGCCGGTGCGATCCACCAGCCGCGCCCGGTACCAGAACCCTACCCCGGCCTTTAGTCCAAGTTGCTGGTAAATTTGCTGGGGGTACGGAACGCCAGCCAGCAGCATCGGGTTCGCGCCGGTTGATACCGTGGAATACTGAATTTCTGTCTGCAGCGTATCGCCAGTGCCGGTAGGGAAATCCCAGTCCAGCTGCACGCCCCAGAGCAACGGCGTGGTACGGAAATTGGCGGGCTTTGGCACATCACCGGCCCGGCCCTTGAGATGCGTCAGCACTGAGGTGGCCCACAGGCTGGATGCGCCGCCAGCGTTAATCGCCCTGACACGCACCAGGTAATCACCTTCGTAGATCCCCGGCACTTCGATATTGCGCAGCCCGGTTTGCGGTACGTTAACCCACTCACTGTCACCCCGTCGCCACTGTGCCTGGTAGGCGATCACGTCTGCCTGAGGTTTCCCGGCTTTATCCAGCGGAGCATCCCAGGAGGCCGTCAGCGTGGCAATGCGCTGCCCCTGTCGCACCGAGTCGTAACTCGATACCACGACGTTTCCGGGCTGAGAGACAACACCTGTAGGAATCAGGCTGACTGGCGGGATGTCCAGGCGCGCATTGTTATCGACAGCGTCATATTTCGAGGTGTTGTATTCCGCACCAGTAATGGTGTAGGTGTTCTCCTCGTCGTTGAATGTCAGGTTCATCACACGGAAATACTGCAGGCGCAGCTGTCCGGCATCGATAACGAAAACGGCATCTGGCGCTGGCGCAGAGGAAAACGCCGTGGCCACGATTAACTGCATGCCGTTGACCGCCTGAATGACCCGGTTTTCCACAATGCCGCCCTGGGTGCGGATCATCAGCGTATCGCCCGGGACGGCGCTGGTCCCGCGATCGGTTGTAACGGCTTTAAGCCCGGCGTCGTAGCTTACAACTCGCCCACCATACACTCGCCCGGAAAAGCGCTCATCCGCAAAAGCGAACACGGTGCCGGGAACATAGGCAAAGCCATCCAGCCCGGTTTGCAACGTGATCATGCGATCGAGGTAGTTGGAGTACACCGCCCATCCGCCGCGGCGCTGCGCCTCACTCTCGCGCGTACAGCCGATGGCAGTCAGCTGCGTTTGCTTGAATTTGAACTGCTTCACCAGGTCAGGAAACATTACTGCGGTGGTGCGATCCTGATAATGGTTATCCGGATCGCTGAAGTTAATCAGCGCGCTCGAGAATCGCGTTTTTTCACTGCCGCTGGAATACGTTGGCTTACCCACCACTGATGCGCGGGTGAGGATCTGCAGCTTCGTCGTGTCCGCTGGCATGTCCGAGACAACATTGAACATGTTGTTGCCCCAGAACGTCATACCGTTGAAGCCAGCGGCGATATCCTTAATCACCTGCCAGGCATCGGCCTGCGACTGGATATAGACGTCAAACAGGAAGCGCGGCTCGGTACCGGTACCGCCCTTACCATCGGGTACCTTCTGGTCACAGCGCTGGGCTATGCGGTACAGCTCCCACTTATCCAGCATGGCTGCCGTTACCCTACGACCCAGGCCAAAGCGCGGCTCCGTGAGTACATCGAACCAGATCCACGCCGGGTTATTCGACCAGCCCCATTTAAATGTCCCATCCCAGGTGCCGTTATAAACCCGACTAACCGGATCATAATTCTGCGGGATGCGGATAATCCGCCCTCTCGGCTTGCAGGATATTTTCGGGATGTTGTTGAAGGATTTTGCGTTGAACGACACATACAGCAGCGCGGTATGCGGGTAGCGCAGGCGAGCGTCGATGACCTCGGTAATGGCCTGTACCTGCGTTTTGTTCTGCAGCATCTGGCTGGTGCTGTCGGCGGTATCCCGAACCACACGGATCTGCCAGCCAGTGGTGGCCTTTGGCAGATTAATCCGGTGCGTCAACTCGTACAGTGAGCTGAGCTTTTCTGTTACCGTTTTGGTGAGCACCGTCTGATATGCCCCGCCATCAACCGCAACGTCGATGTGATATGCGACGGTGGTGCCGACGATGTCGCCGTCATTCTCCTGCTGCTGCAGGCCGGTAATACCAACGCGCACCAGCACCGCATCTATCTGGGTATTGCTGATAGCGCGGGTCCAGGGAGTGGCTTTCGTCAGAGATACACCAATGCTGGTCTCGTTCTCCACAGCAGGAAACCCGGGGATCGGCGTCTGCGTCTGCGTGCCTGGGCGAAAATCCCAGGAGACGTTCTCAAAGTTCATTGAGCCATCGGCGTTACCCAGCGGCGTGCCATCGAGAAAAATCCGGGTCGCATCCAGCCCACCAGCAAACTCACCCTCGCCAAGCGCCAGCAGCATACGGCAGCGCGCCATCGACTGCGCGGAATCGGGTTGTTCAACAGGCGTGTGCTGCTTCTGACTGCCGCCTTTTGCACCAGTAATCGTTGCCATATTGCATCCATAAAAAAAGCACCCGATAGGGTGCTAATTGAAGAGTAAGAAATTCTCAAATATCCTCGGCCACGATCCCCGCACTGATTATGGCGCCGCCAATTTCGCGCTCGCCATACAGCAGCGCGACCGGGTTGCCCATCGCCAGTGTGTTCACTGCGCCGCCGAAGGCATAGCTGGGCTTATTGTCGGGGTCATCACGCCCCTGAAGGCCTTTGGGCTGCGGCGAGAGCATCTGGTAGATACCGCCGGCCATCATACTGACACCACCGATGATTAACGAAGGTGCGAATCCCTGTGCGCCTGGTATAAATGAGGCAACCACCCCAGCGACCACCATTACAGCCCCCAGGATCGTCTGGAACATACCCGCCTTTTTCGCCCCTTCCAGCACAGGCGCGATGCGGATATCACTGCCACCGCCCAGCTCCCTGAAATCCTGTTCTCCGATGTTGCGTTTGCCACGAAACACCGCGAAGGTCATGCCGTTTTTTTTGGCATTCATGAGAAAGCTTTCCAGCCCGTCCAGGTTGATGCACAGCGCCTTTACCGCTTCCGCTGACGTCTGCACCGCCAGACGGTGAACGCGGCCAAACCGGGCACCCAGCGCGCCATACAATCGAATCGTGGTTAAGCGCGCCATGGCTTAATCTCCTGCGGCAGGTCTTTGTGCCGAACGCAGATCATCGTCCGGTCTTTAAAATATCCACGGGCATAAGGTGTGATACAGGATGGCTGGCCGTACAGGTGGTGCAGCAGCTCGCCCTCTTCGGTGATGATCCCCGCATGGTTCCACTTGTCCGACTCGACCTGCATGATGACCATGCAGCCGGGCGCCGGGTCGCATTCGACAAACCCTTCCCGCTCCCAGTTGTCAAAATAGAGGTTGTCCGGGTACTGGCTTTCCCACCATGGGTAATCAACGCGGAAATCGTTAAGCATCACGCCCTGAGTGGCGTGCCAGTCCATGACCAGTCCCCAGCAGTCGTGCGAACCCAGAATGAACGGGCGGCCAATCAGCGGTATGGCGTCCGGCGTTACTTCTGCGTATTCATCGCAGTCCGGAGCGTAGATGCCCCAGACCACGCCGGAGTTATTACACTGCTGGCGATCGAGGTCAGACGGGATAGGCCGTGCGCCGTCGCCCGGGTGGGAGTGAATGACCCGGATAATGGTTCCGGCATCCTCAGTATTCGCCCAGTGCTGACCGTCAATTCTGAAATGCTCGGTCGGGTTTTCGTGGCTGTTCGGCACAGGGATATAGCGCTGGCGCCGTCCTGACTGAATGACAAAGCCGCAGCACTCGCGTGGGGATTCCTCCAGCGCATGCGCCCGGATCGCCGTCATAATGGTTTTGTTCATGGGTATATCCGGTTATCGGGAAAAAAGCACGGTGGCTGGATAGCCCCCAAAATCAAGGGTCGCGGTATTAGGCTCTGCCAGCCCGGCACCGAAACGCTTGCGGCAGTCACTGAGGCAGCCCCCGCATACATCAAACGCAGGGTCAGCTACCGCATTACCCTTCGCATCGAAATATGCCGTGCCGTTGTAGGTGCAGCCGTCACCGCTGCGATATTGTCCGCGCAGTGCCCATTCGCAGAGCGAGGTGATCTGCCGGGTGGGTATGACCAGGTTCTGCAGGTCTGCGGGGCTGCTGAGCGACCAGGACACCACCTCGTCGTCTTCCGAGGTTTTGGTGTCCAGCCAGAAAGTCTGCAGGGAGAACATCGTCGGATCTGCTGTCGGATTAACACTGCCGGGGAAGTTCACCGCATCAAGGTAAACCGCATAGGTGTCGATGATGCTCACCTTCGCATTCACCATGTCCTTAAACTGGAGACAAAGCGCGGTGATGTGGCCGTCGAGGTTAGACACGCTGAGCTTTGGCTCGGCGGCCTGATCCGTTGAAAGCGCCAGGTCGGCAATCTGGAAAGGCCAGAACTCGTAGGCGTTGCCATCCCAGATGATAGGCTTCGGCCCCAGCCTGGCCTCGTCGCCGTTCGCCGCGTCAATCTCGGCAGGCGTATGGGGAAACGGGCTGTAGTGAAAGCGGTGGATCCCGCCGCTGAACTCCGAGGCGTCCACTTCGACCAGGCGGACCCTGCCACCTGGTGCCAGCATCGCCGCCTGATCGACAAGTGCCATTATGCGTATACCCCGTAGGCCCGTTTGATGGTGAAGGTCAGCTCACTGAACTTGCTGTTCAGCTGGTTCTTTCGCACTGAGTCAGCGACGACCCGGTACAGCCCCTTCACCTCACCTGGCGGCGTGATGATGAAGGCCTTGACCGTATGGGCCAGCAGGAAGTCGCGGATCGCGTTGACCTCCGCCTCAGTGCCGGTATGTTTCATCGGCACCTGAATGGCCGTGGAGTTAATACCGTTTTCGGCCACCTGTTCATAGCCATCGCCAAACTGCGCCGCACGTACCGTCTGACCATATTCGACAGGCCCGGCACCGAGCTGAGAGCGCCAGCTGTAAGTTTCAACTGCCATATTTGCTCCATAAAAAAACCGCCGACGCGGGTAAAAAAATGACGAATGCTATAGAATGAAGTTCTCTGTGATTAAGCAAAACGAGATAAGAATGGATAAATTCGATAGAGGCCTACAAAAGCAACTCTTGGTATGCTTGAGCCAAATATTCCCCGCCCCCTTATCACGGGATAAGCTCGCAGAAATAAATTGTCTATTCGAGGATGAAAACCATCTCGCGGCGAATCTTTTATATTTGGAAGAGCATGGGCTCATCCAGAGTGGTGTGAAACAAGGCATGGCTGGATTTGTCATCAACACGGGAATTACTCGAATCACCGCTAAAGGAATTGATTTCATCCAGCAGGATGGTGGCCTTTCGGCCATTTTGAATATTACAACTATTAAATTTCACCGAGATGCCGTGGTAGTTCTTGAGGACCTTATTGCCATGTCGAACCTAAGTGATACTGACAAGCAAAAAGCAAAATCGACCTTGAGTGAGTTATCAACTGAAGCGTTGAAAACTGTCGTTCAAGCCGTTACAACAACAGGCTTATCCATGCTAATTAAATGACTTTCGGTGATACCCAAAAAGACAAATATAAATCCACCCAAAATATTATTAACAAGGAATTAATATGAAAAAAATAATTTTAACATCCCTAATGATGCTCTCTATGTCGACACAAGCAAATATAACTGGCAATACACTCGTTGAGGGTTTCAGAGCGTACACCAAAGCCAATGACGAAACATCAACATTGGGCGGAAGTGAAATGTATAAAGGTGCATATTATCAGGGGTACGTTAACGCTACAGCTACTATATCTTTAGGACAGTCCTGGTGCATACCGACTAATGAAGAAGTCAATATAGCCCAAGTCTACGATGTGGTTGGACAATATCTTACGAATAATCCTGCAAAGAGATCTCAAGAAGGTGTTTCCATCATAAATAGTGCTTTGTCTGCTACTTTTCCATGCCCTCAGTAAATTTTTTGTTTCTTCCGATGATGCAAATGTTAAAAGCCCCGTGAGAGGGCTTTTGTTTTAAGGTCATTGAAATTACATGTTTTTGTAATAGCCGACCTTTGAATCAAAGTCCTGCTTTGCGAGAGGTGTCTGGCTTGTCACATAGGCTTCCCATGAACTGTAGGCATTGATAAGCGCATGCTTCTCATCGGCATTTGTCGTAACTACCTTCATAGCCTCAAACACGCCTGACGCATTTTCTTTGCGCTTATCTTTCCTGTTAGCTCCGCATGTCGCTATCGCATCGGCTACAGAATCATTCCACCCAACCAACTGCAGGATCTCCAACCTCTTTTGAATCACGAACTGATCCGCAGATGCATTCTGTGCTTGAGTAGACAGGTATTTAGCAAACTCCATTTTGTTCTTTGGCGCCTGAGAGACTGGCTCAATATTTACGTCACACTTCGAAAGCTCATCATACTTGGCTTGTTTTTGCGCGTTATTGACTGAACTACCTCCTGCACATGCAGAAAGGGCTATTGCTAACACCACAGTCGTGAAGACTTTTTTCATTATCATCCCCTGATTAGTATGGTTTTGAGCATAATAACCAGGGGATGCCCTGGTGTAACCAGGCGCGGGTGATATTACTGTCTCAGGATCAAAGTTATGCCATTACTTTGCCTGGAACTGCCTGCCAAGCAACCCATCGCTTCGAGCGGCTCTCGCCAGAATCTCAGTCACCTTGGCTTCGATTTCCTTTCCTAAAGCCCTTGCGGCGGCATTCCCATCTCCAGATGTGGTTGATGAAGCGTTACCTTTGTTATCCACATAGATGTCTATGTTGACCTGCGGTTGCGAGCCACTCCCACCTTGCGCCCTGACGCCAAGCCGCCCGGCTGAATCGCGCGTCAGCGGCATAATCGCCTCTGCTCCTGCCTCTGCAAAAACACCGCCTTTTGCAAACTTCGACGCACCCTGGAAAGTAAAATACTGAGGTGAGTCGTATACCCCGTTGACGTACTGATGCAGGCCTTGCGACTCATACACCCCGCCTTTTGCGTTCGGAGTAAATGACGGAACCGCGAAGGATTGTCCAGCCCCCGCCGAAGCATTAGTGCCGCCACTAATCCACCCCATAGCAGCCTGCACCGCATAGGCCACCATCAGGCGATTTGTCACATCGAGGATCATCTTCAGCATCGATTTGCCGAACTCTTTAACCGAAGCTTTGCCGGTCGTCATGAGTTCGGTCAGCATGTCAGATAGCCCTGTCAGCGTAGAACTGGCTACATTTTTCACGGCATCATAGGTGTTCGTAGCCGCATCGAGGTATTCATTCCAGCCGCTTACTGCACCTGCTTTCCAGTTGCCACGCAGTTTATCTTCTTCGGTATAATATTTCCGAAGCGCTGTCAGTTCCTTCTCATAGCCAGCATCTTCGAGCTTACCTCCGCCATTCAACCATCCCTGACGAAGCTGAGCCTCCTCCATCATGCGCTGTGTCTGGCGGCTGCTGAGGCCTGCGCTATCACGCAACGCATCCGTCTTTTCCGACATCTGCGTGACGTACTTATTAGCCTGCTGCGCCAGCCCGTTAATCTTCTGCTGGGCCTCTACTTCCTTGTTCTTCTGATCCACCACCTTAGCGGCATTCAGAATGGCCTCACGGCTCGACAGTAGAGATTTCTCCTGCGCGGTCAGGGCGCGAGTTTTGGCGGCTTCATCCAGCTCAGCAAAGTGGGATTGTTGTTTACTGAACTCGGTGTTTTTGGCGTGGGTATCGCCGGTCTGCCGTAGGGTTTCGAGGGTTTCCGTTAGCGTTCTGGCCTGTGCGCGGTAGTTCTCCAAAGTGCGATCGCCCGCATCCAGCGTGGACTTGGCCTCTTTGGTCTTTTTGGCTGAGTCTTCGGCAAGCTTCGATACTGCGTCCTTTGTTTCACGACTTACCGACCCGCTGCCTCTTACTCCGCCGCCAGCGCCATTTCTGGCCTCTTCCTCCCATTGCCCCTGAGATTTACTGAGGTTTGCAAAGTGCTTGTTATAGTCAGCAGTGAGCTGAGCATACTCTTTGTTGGCAGCCTCTCGATTCTTGGCAACACTTTCGGCTAACCCATTAAACCCCATGGATTTGATAAGCGTTTCACCGCCCGGGAGCTTGTTCGCAATATCCGTGAATCCGGTGATCATCCCTCCCATAATTTCGAGGGAGAACCCTTTCATCTTCACGAACAGGGCCTCGAAAGAGGTCCCCAACAGCTTGAACACTTCAATAACCTGATTGCCCCAGGCTCTCACGGTGACCCCGATTTGACCGAAGGTGTCGGCGGCAAAAGCCTTAAGGCCACTCCATGCCTTGCCGATATTGTCAGTCGCCTCAATAGTCTCCTCTGCACGCTTAGCCATGACATTAGAGTAAAGCTCAATGGCTTCGGTAACTGCCGCCTGCTCCCCTTTCTGCTTACGCAGCTGGATGATGTGCTTCATCATGGCTTCGTCGACAAAGCCATATTGCTCATTCAGGCTGGCCAGCCCTTTTACTGGGTCACTGACAATCTTGCCAAAGTCGGACATCGCCGCTTTCGTGTCGTTACCTGCCTTGCCCATCAGAGTAATAGAGGTGGCGATCTGCTTCATCTGGCTGGCGGTGTACTTGCCAGTGTCATTGAGCGCAACCAGGGTATCGACGGTGGAACTGACCGAGGTGTTTGTCTTACCCGCCACCTCTTCAGCGGCCTGGTTGAGCTGCTGCATTGAGGCGAAACCGGCACCGCCCATCATAATGACAGAGCGGGCCACCTGATCGAACTGTTCAGACGAATTGTACGCGGCTGCAGCCAAGAGGCCGATGGTTCCCACCAGACCACCCAGGGCAATCGTGGTTGGGTTAATCATCCCGGCCATGCTGCGGATGTATTCGCCAACGCCAGACAGCGCCCCCTGCACTGAGCCAAACTGGTCTTTAATCTGCCCGCCCTGCTGGAGCAGGATCAGAAACGGTGACTGCCCACCAGCCAGCTGCGTGGCGATATCCGTGAACTGCGCCGGAAGCGTGCGCATTGCCGCGCTGTATTGGCCCACGGAGATACCGGCGCGGCGTGCAGCTAACTCTTGCCGGGAAAGCGCATCAGGCAGCACGTCTGCCACGCCAGAGAGCCGCTCACGCGTCTGGTTAAGGATGGTGTTGAAGTGCTCAAACTGAGCGCCATTGATGCGCCCTGACTCGAAATGGGCCACCAGCTGCGCGTGCTGCTCATCCAGCGAGTTGAACGCGCGGATCGTGGGGTCGATGGAGCCCAGCAGGTTCTTCAGTGCTGCAGATTGCTTTTCGGCGGCCTGGGTGGCGGCCAGTTCTGCCTGGGCCCGCGCTGCTGCCTCGCCGGTATCGGTCAGCTTCAGCCGGGTATCATCAAGGATCTTGTTATAGGCCTGGAATGTATCGGTATCCAGAAAGCCCCTGGTCTGGAAGTTACGCAGCGCGGCCTGCTGTTCGTCCAGGCGGTTCAGCGCCTTAGTGACCGGGTCGATGTTCTCCAGCAGGCCTTTCAGCGCATTCTGCTGCTCTTTAAGACCTTCGCTGCCCTGCTTCGCAGACTCAGCGCCAGCGCGGAATACGCTGTTAAGGTCATCGGCTTTGTCGACAGCACCTGCCGCCGCCTGGCCGAGTTTGTCCAGTTCATTGCTGGCCGTTTTCAGATCGGATACGTCAGCACGCAATGTGATCGAGGCGATTTGGTCACTCATCAGGCCGTCTCCTTATGCATCACTTTGAGAGCCTCGCTTTCCATGATTCGAATATCAGCCATGCAGGCCGCCGCATCCTCAACCCCGTGCAACTCAAACACCCAGGGGAGAACGTTGTAATCAAGACCGGTCGCACCACTCGCGCCGACGCGCCATTGAGTCGCCAGCGCGGAGAAGACGGTAAAGGCCTCCCATATGGATGGCAGGATCCCCACCTCTTCTTCCACGTCCTCAGGCGTTAAACCAAAAGCGGCTAACTCCGCGAGTGTCGGTCCCGGTGTATACATCGCTGCGGCGACCTGCCTCAGTTTTTTTTCGCGGATGCCCATAAGCTCTTTGGTGTAGGCCAGGCCGATGCTGTCGAATGCGCGCGGATAGTTCTGCAGGAGGACGATCACGTTATCGCGGGTGAATTCATCCGGCAGCGCCCAGCCTTCGACGATGTCCATCAGATAGTCGGCCTGCGGCGCGATAGGGGCTTTTTTGCCATCGGCCTTTTTTTGCAGTTGCTCGTCCAGAGCGCGCAGTTCTTCAAGCGTTTTATGACGGAAGGTAAACGTCAGCTTGCCGTCTTCTTTCCCGGCTTGTGGGATGCTGGCGGTAGCGGAAAAAGTCGGATTTGGGATCAGGGAAAACTTGGTCATTTCAGCTCCTTAGAAACATGCTGAGTACGCATTAAAAATGCCCGGCGAACCGGGCTTGATGAATCAGACGGTAGTGACCGTGACGACACATGCGCCAGAGGTGATGGTCTTGCCTGCGGCATCGGTGACTTCGCAGGTATAAGAGCCAGCATCGCCGGATGCGACCGATGGGATGCTGAGCGTCGAGGCGGTTTTGCCCGGAATAGCTGTGCCGCCCTTCTTCCACACGTAGGTGTACGGCGCGGAGCCGCCCTGCATCACCACAGCCAGATCCAGTGCAGCACCAACGGCAAGTGATTTAGTGGCTGGTAGGTCAGTCAGGAACGCCAGCGGCATAGCCGAGGAATCAGCGATCGGGTAAATCTGCATGTCCGATTCGAAGTTCATGCGCGCTTCGTTGCTCTCAACGGCGTTGATTTCCGTACGCGGTACGCGCTGGAACGACACTTTCGCAGAGTAGTAACGGTCGGCTTTACCGCGTGGGTTATGGAACCAGACCGCTGTGGTGTCGCTGGAGTCGTCCAGGTCGATGAGGCGCTTATAAATCGCCAACTGCGGATCGTGAGCGAAGGTATAGACCTGAACCACGGCGTTTTTAAACGTCGGAATGGTACGGGCCTTATCATCCTCCAGGAACTGCACACTGATGGTCTGCTGGTCACCGCCCTCGGTGGACAGGGTCATGACCTGCGGCATGGTGATCCACGAGTCGATTTTGCGCAGTGTGCCTGCGCCGGTGCCCGCCGGGAATTTCTTGGTATCGGTGGTATCAAACGCTTCCAGCACAATTTTGGTGCCGGTCACCGATTTAACGCGCAGCACCATGTTATCGAGTTTTAACCAGCCGGAATTGACCTGGACAACATCGCCCGCAAGGATCCCGGCAGCGGAGGCAACGGTCAGTTCGCATTCCGTCGCGTTGGAGGCTGCTGTGAAGACAATCGGCGCAAGATAGGCCTTGGCCACGTTCACACGTGACCCGTTAGGGATTGCGAATGCCATTGCATTCTCCTGAATTGAGGAAATAAAAAACCCGCCGGATGGCGGGTCAGTAATCAGCGCGGTACTGCATGCTGACGGGGGTGGTGTAGGTGATGGAGCCGCTACTGCCGTTTGGTGCAGATGTCGGGCGATCCTGTATCGGCGTGCGCACTTGCGGCGGGCTGTTGATATATACGGTCAGATCACCATCCACCAGCGGCAAACCTTCGGGGAAGGCGTCAGCGACAGACTTTGCCAGTCCTCTGGCCAGAGCCACGCCACTACCGGCAGGAGCAATGATGTTGAGCTGCAGAATGCCCTGGTACGTACGCAACTGGCCTTCCAGGTCCTGCCCCACGGTTTGAGCCGGCAGAACATAAACACGCCCGTAAGGCGCATTATCCGGGGGAATAAACGCGATGTTTGGCCAGGCCACTGGCAGCCCGAGCGAAGAGCAGATAACCGCGATACGACCTTCCAGCAGGTCAGCGATCCGCATTGACTGGTCACCGGCCATTGCGCACCTCGCTCATTGCTTCACGGAACAGCTGCGCGGCGTCCAGCGCGGTGATGCCCACCATGCCACCGGGGGCCTGACCGGAATGCCCGTTCTCCAGCGCTACCGCATAAGGCATGTTATTGGTGAAGTAAATCGAGCTGACCTGCCCTACCCGGAACACCTCCAGCACCGCCATGCCTCGGGAGTTCGAGCCCTGCCCCGATGCGTCCGGCGTGTCGTTAGACTGGGTTGGCTGGCTGTCGAGGCCGACGTACCAGTTGTTTTTGAAGCGCCCGCCGACGTACCCCTCTGGTTTTTTGATGTCCATCGAGTCGTTGACCGCTCGTCCGCGTTTCAGATATCCCGCCTTTGTGACGTTGGCTGGGTCATTACGGAGCGCAGCATTGTGGTCACGCACTGCAGCGTTATAGGCCACCGCAGTCTGGTTTACCTCCCACTTATCCGGCTGCCCAATGGGCGACATATCGACCAGCTGCGCCAGAATTTTGATACCCGTCCGGCGCACTACCTCCTCTGCTTCCTGCTTTGAACTGTCTATGAACAACTGAATGGCAGCCAGGAACGGCTGATTAACAGAACTGGCCATCGTTACGCCCTCAGCTGGATGTTATAGGAGATCAGCACATCGGCAGGCTTAACCGGATTCGGCTGCACCACGCGCCACTTTTTGCCGTCGATTTCGATGCGGTCATCGATGCGCACTTCCGTTTCGAACGTGGCTGCCAGCTTCTTATCGCCGGTGGCGATCAGGGAGCCGTCGATTTCGCGGGAGGAGTATTCGGTGATAACGCCGGTTACGGTCGCGGTAATGGCCGGGATGGTGACTTCTTTCCCGAACTGGTCACGGACGGTGCCGCCGCCGCGGGTAAGCTGGTAGGTCTTGCCGTTCTCGGTCAGCAACCGGGTCGCCTTCGCGCGCATGCGTCGGTAGTCGATTGGCATATCACCCCCTTTCGATGCGGATCTGATTGCCGCCCACCACCAGCCCACGCAACGAGGAGTAGAGCCAGGGGAATGACGGTGCAGCCTTATTCGTGCCTGGTTCGTACTGGACCGTGACTGCGCCCTCTACGCGCTCCATCGTTACCGCCCCGCCACCAGCTACCGAAGGCGTGAGGTCAATCTCCTGCGACTCAATAGCCAGGCGGCACTGCGCGTCAACCAGGCGCTGCGGGATGGAGTCATCCGGCAGGTCAACACCATCGAAGCGCACGCCAGACCGAGGCCAAGACAGCGGCTGTGAGGCGTTGGAGCGCTGTCCCCGCCATTGCTGCCCTTCCAGATAGTCCATCGCCTGCACCAACAACTGGCCGCATTCGCCATCATCGGCAGGAACGGTGTAACCGCGCCCGGCAGCGAAAGCTCGCAGGTCAGCAACGCTGGCGTAACTGTTGAAGCCTGGAGCGTGGGGATCGGCAATCAGCATGCTTACTCCTCCAGACGCCAGTCCAGCGCCAGCCAGTTATCCACTTCGTCGGGGTGAACCTCAGCGCTCAGCGGGCCGCCGGGGAACTCTGGGGTATCTCGCACCATGGCCACCAGCTCAATACCTGGCTGGTCCTGCTGCTGGTCCTGCTGCTGGTCCTGCTGCTGGTCCTGCTGCTGGTCCTGCTGCTGGTCCTGCTGCTGGTCCTGCTGGGCAGGAATTTGTTCAGCGCCGCTCTGCGCGGCAAGCTTTTCAGCCTCACGCCGCGCGCGCTGCTCTTTGGTTAATCCGGCCATTGGGCCTCCTGAAAACAAAGGGGCCGAAGCCCCAGTGGTTAACCCATGATGATCGCGGAGTGACGAGGTGCCACAGCAGCTACACCCCATGCCAGACCGACCTCGTAACGCACCTGACGATACTGACGGTACAGCGCTACCTGGAAGGTGATACCGGAGCCTGGATCGGTCACGTTCATGACGTCATCAGCAGTATCGCCACCTTCTGGCATCGCCGGGGTACGGCTGGCGAGGAGGAATGCCCCGCGGTCAAACGCCATGTTTGGCGTGAATTCGCTCAACACGGTGACAGCGGCCTGGTCTGCAAGATCCTGACGAAGGCCTGGCGAGCTGATGGTGATGCTTGAAGAAGTGGCCGCCACAACCAGATACTGGTTGTCATCGCCATCGAATTTCACTGCTGTGCCAGCAGCAATACCACCAGTGCCAGCAGAGATAGCAACAATGATGTCGCCCTCTTTCTTGGCGCCGTTAACCTTATAGCCAGCCGCAGAACTTTTCGCGGTGCGCTTAATGCTGAAAGACTCATGGAGGTTAAAGCCCATGATGCGACCGATGACACCTTCGCGCAGCAACTGGTCAGTACCAGCTTCGTTCGCCTTGAACAGCACGGATTGCTTGCCGCGGATGGACGCCATCGCTTCGCCGCCCAGTACCATGCGCATATCCGTAGTTGGTGCGCCGTTATCGGTCAGAATCTGGCGGGCCAGCGCTGCATCGGACAGGTCATCTTTGATGCTAAACGGAGTATCCTTCGGCGTGCCAACCGCGCGAGATGAGTTGAGGTATAGTGCAGCGAGGTCAGCATCCACTTCGTTCGCCAGCGCGCGGAACGCCTGTTTGAACTGATCAGCCAGGATGGTGTTGTAAGTCCCGGCCGGGCCGAGCGCCAGCTGCTCTTCGCCATTCCATTTCACCGGGGCCATTTTAGATTTGGTGATTTTGACGTCCACACCACCGATATTCTGGTCGCCGGTATTAGGCGCTGACGGCCCTGGGACAATGTCTTCAGTGGTGGCCGCGGGTGCGACTGGCGCACGCACGGTCTGGTCTTTTGCAGCAGCATCCGCTTTCGCGTCACGCGCTACAGCAGGAATGAAACCTGTTTGCTCTCGGGACACTACGTCCAGCGCGGTATAGATGGTCGGGATCAGACCAGTAAGGGTATTGCCTGCCATTTATGGCTCCTTTCGATTTAATCAACGATGCTGACGCCGTCTTTCAGCGCTGCCTGCTTGCCAGCGTTATCCAGGGAATCAAACGCACCGCGTTTCATGGTTTTTTGCCCGGCCTGATGCTGCGACTGGTGGGAGCCACCGCCGCTGTTGCCGGACGCTTTGAGGATGTAGTCTTTCTGCGGATGCAACTCGACCAGTGATTCCAGCGCTTCATCGAAGCCAGCCAGTTCGCCGGGCTTGGTTCGGGAGAACACCTTGTTGCCCTGGCCGTCGTAGGCAACGACCTTGCCATCTTCGATTTTGAAGTTCTGGCCGAAGTGCGAACGCACGAACTCTGCCGGGATCGCCATTTTCTCGGAGATGAACTTTGAACCACCGAAGCGGCCGCCGATCATCTCATCGTAGAGCTGGGTTTCTAGTTGCTTGGTTTTGCCGTTCGCTTCGTCCAGCTGCTGCTGGAATACTTTTGTGATCTCGGCCTTAACCTGGTCAACAGCGCCAGCGTCAATCAGCTTCTTCTGGTCGATTTTGGTCATCATCTCCAGGGCTTCGAGCGCCTTGGTCGGGTCAGTGATGCCAGCGAATTTAGCGAGACCGGCCTCCGCCTGCTCCTTCGCTTCTCGGTGGGTTTTGGCCTCGCCGTTCAGGGAGGTGATTTTGGTCATCGCTGCAGCTGCGTCGAACGGGAACTCTTTGCCGTCGTCATGGACGTACACAGGCATACCGTTTTCAACAACCACATTGCCGTTAGCATCAAGTTTGAGTTTCATTGTTTTGCTCCAGCCTTCCGGCCATTGATAATGGGTCATCCGACCCGGTCACCGCGTCGCATCCGCTCAGCGGCAGGCATAAAAAAGGCCGCCCGAAGGCAGCCTGATGTTGATGAGGTTTGTGTTACTCGAACGCCGACGCATCCACGCGGCGCAGTTCGTCCAGGGTCAGGAACTCCCCGGCATCGTTGAACATCTCCGGCACCGTGATTTTGCCGTCACGCAGCATCATGGCCCGGGTAACGCCCAGTACCTGCTCCTGCCGTGCGTACGGCTGCCGGGTAAGCCACTCGGCGTAACTGGTATGCGCTGGTACCTGCCCGTCCATTGATGAGCGCGTAGCGTTGCTAAGCTCGCCAGAGGCTATCTGCAACTCTTCCCACGATTTCGTGATCAGGATTTCGCCGGAGCGACAGCAGAAATGGATTTTGCCGGGGCCGCGTAAATACGGGATTTCATGCCCCAATGGCTTACCCTCGAGCGAGTAGAGTTTGCGATCGCGGATGATGCACCACTGACTGGTATGCGTGTCCAGCGTTGAGGACCACTGTTTGGCCTTCACGATATCGCTGTTGGCCTGGGCGAACTCCTGACGCGCAGTGGCGGCCATGTGATTCACTGCGGTACGGGCCACCACTGCCAGGTCGCGTCGGGAAGCATTAATCACCCCATCCTCACGCTTACGCTGAGGCGTACCCGCTACGCGCCGGACAATCTGCTCTACCGTTTCGCCCTGGAGAAAACCGGAGCGCACAGCGTTGGTGATTTTGTCCAGCCGGTCGGCTTCAAGCTTCCGCCCCCACTCTTTCAACAATCGCCCCTGGAAAGGCTGCGCCACTGCCGCGGCATAAACCTGCTCGGGTGCGATGCTTTGCAGTGGAACGTGTTTCAGTATCTGCTCAGGAATGATGCTGTTGAACAGGTCCAACTGATACCCTGCCTCATACTCAACGTAGCGCGTCAGTTCCCGCGCCAGCGCATCATTGACCGGTTCGTAGGCCTGCTGGTTCAGGTCGCGTACGCCAGCCAGCAGCGAAGCCAGACGGCGGGCGCTGTAGGTGTCGGCACGCTTGCCGTCCAGTAGCACCAGCAGCCTGGCCGCCAGGTCATTATCCATCTTGCTCAGCAACGCCACCATGCGCCGGGCAACGCCATTACCATAGCGGGTCACATACAGGCCATGCGCAATCGTCTCATCCTGAAGGCGATCATTGACGGACCGGGCCATATTAAACCTCGCCCGGTGATGGTTCGGCTAACGAGGCTGATTCAGCCAGCAGTTCGCTCAGCACCTTATCCGGATCCGCGTCAGCATCAATAAGGTTGATTTTCTGCAGAGCCTTAATGGCATCGATACGGCGAAGGTCACCGCCCTGGCGCAACGACTGAATAGCCAGCGCCGCCGGCGGGTTGAACTCTTTCGACTCAACATCCAGTTCAGTGCGTACATCGACGCTGCCACCGTCTTTCTCGCCGATGTACTCGGCCATGATTTGCAGGATGTTGTCGATCGCGTCTTCCAGGCTGGTTGCCATGGTGTAAAGCGGGGACTGCTCCTGCATCTTCTCTTCTGAGGTCTGGTCAACAGACTTGGTCGAGGTATTATCGGTGCGTAGCAGCTTTGCGCCCGCCTGGCGCATCTGTTCCACCAGCTCAGCCAGCGACTCTTTACCAGCGCCGATAGAGGAACCGGTATGCTCAACGTATTCGAGTCCTTGTTTCTGCCGATCGGAGAATTGAGTTGCCGAGGAAGAGCCGATAACCAGCTCTTCTCCCTGCTCAAGCCCGAACACGGTCAGGATCGGCACCCGGGCAACGTGCAGAATGTTGTCCTGCTCACTCTGGCTCTGCCAGTGCTTGACGTTCAGCAGCGCCATATTGAGTAGCGGGGGTGAGCCGCACATAAAGCCGGTGCGCTTCGTGTAGAGCGTTACCAGGGTAATATCTCGTCGGGAGGTCTGCCACTCTTCATGCAGCGCCCAGTTCACCTGACCATCGGTGCCAGTAGCCTTGCGGTAAATCTGCACCAGCCCAGGCGTCAGCAGTCGAATCTGCTCAACCTTAGTCTGCCCAAAGTCGTCACCGTCCTCGACCACCACCTCTTTGATGCGCAACTCGGTGAGCGCAACCTTGCCGCCAGTCATCTTTGACTTCCAGCCGATCACTTGGCGGGGATTCAGCATGGTGACGTACGGGCGCGCGCCTGTGGCTTTCTCATCAGCCTTGGTCTTCACCTGTTCAGCGTCAACCCGGGGATAGTCCACCAGCGCATGGGACAGACCGTACTGCATCGCCAGGCTGAAGAACGCCTGCGCCCAGACATCGAGGCGACTGCCCTCAAGATCCACATTTTTCGCGAACTCGCGCAGCGCATCCGGTACGTTCTCACCCAGTTGGATCGGCTCAGCGAATACGCGCCCAACGTTCTGGTTAATGGTCTCTTCGTAGGCAGGAAGAAGCGTGGCCACAGCCAGGCGCTTTTTGTAATCCTCTTTGTCCTCTTTCGGCCAGCGCGGCAGATAATCCTCACCAAGCTGGCGCATGTACAGCGTGCCGCCCATGAGAGCGTCGTTAATGTCCCACGCCTGCACCATGTTCCCATAGTCCAGATTGGGTGTTGAAATATCAGGCATGGCGTTACATCCGTAGTTTGGTGACTTTGCCAGTTGGTTTGATGATCGGGAATTGCTTCACGATGTAATATCCACCAGCGTCATTTGGGTGATCGTTATCAGCTGATTTATCCGGCTCGCCGTTGGCCGCCCATACCTGCTGTTCAAGGCTGTCGGTATATACCGGGCAGCGGGTCACGTTAACTT